GTTTATTGAGACATAATGAAATTAGCGTTTTAAATGACTTCTGACTGTCTCATAAGACTTGTATCAAATGCTTACCGTTGTAAATCCGCATTTCCCTGACGCTACCCCAATAAATAATAAATTTAATTTAATTTAATCCAGCAAATAGTAAAATTTAATTTAATCCAGTAAATAATAAAAGCTAATAGTAATTATATATTTGTTTTTCGCCACTCATAATAGCATCATAGAAAAATAAAAAAGCGCTCATGATGAGCGCTTTTTTATTTGAAATTTTTAATTAACACATCGATGATACGTTTAGTAAGATCATCAAGAATCCACTTTGCGACAGCTGTTGGGCCTTTTTCATCTACCAACTTATACGAGATACGTATGACGTCCCAGCCTCGCGCTTTTAAAAATGCGTCCCGACGTTTATCTTTCTTTATACGTTCAGGTTTAAGGTGATCTGGTCCATCAATTTCATAATTCACTTTTAAAGACTCGAAAAAATATGCAGTGTCTAACCATAATCGACTAACTCGGAACTCTTGTGCAGGACCTTCTATAGAATATACCTCTCTGCCCAGTCTGTTCAGTTCTTTAATTACCTGTCTTGCAGTGAAACTCGGAGCTGGCCCCTCATCCCACACCTGGAAATTTTGCACCATATTATCTCTTCCTTTCGTAGTTTATATAAACCAACCACGTTTCCGGAAGTAGACTATTCGCATTCCATATATTATTCCTACCGGTTTCTCTCTCCTACCCCTACTATATGAACCTCCAAAACTTTTATTCCAAAAAACTATATTTTTTTATTCTCTCTGACACCCCAACTAAATATAGGCAAATAAAAAAACCCGCTTATGCAGGCTTTTTTATTACGTCTTCAATTTCCGATAAAAGTGCTTCTGGAAGAATCCCTTCCATAACACTTTCGTTCATAACATTTCGTAAATTCACCCCATCTTCAGGTGTACTTTTCTCCTGGTGTTCTTTTAATATGTATAGAAAATTATTCATTTTTATCCCCCTACATCCATTAAAAGTTTAGTGTTTTTCACTTTTTATAATTGCTAAATCCCCATAAAAACACGTAATGACACCGCTAAATTACGGTGTCATCATCAAAATAATTTATGTATCAACCAGCGCCGCCGCCAGGTCCAGCTTCATTACTATAAAGTACGATATTTTCTGCCTTCACTGACTGTTTTGCAGCAGATTTAGCAGTATCATTTGTTGGGATTAGCCCCAGTGTAATAACCGCAGCTAAAATAAGTGATGCTATTTTTTTCATGTCATACCTCCTTAAATTCCAGTGTTTATTAGTGCCCCAAGTCGTTAGAATATATTCTTATTGTAACATTATAATTTCATATTTAAAACGTTTTTGTAAATATTTTCTTCATGAATCCTTTAACCACTTCTTCGGGAGCTCTGCATAGAACTTATTACCATGTTGCTCAAAGAGTATGATGGATTTTTTGAAATACTCCTTATTCTGCGTGGCCAATCCCAAGTAATAATACATATACGGAATTGACGCTTCATCCTTACATTCTGCCAAACGCTGATTTAGTATTTTTATAGCTTCATCATCCCTGCCTAGCTTAACGTACATGTGGGCCATTTCAGCCATGGTTCTTGGAACTATAGTATGTAAATCGATTCCTGCTTCAATCTTGATAAAATCCAAAGTATTGTTGAATTCTTTTATATTTCGTTCGAATTTTTCTGTTTTATGTGACTCTAACAGGTCTATTGCTTTTTCAACCCATTTGACCGATTGGCTTACATCCTCATGTAAAAATGATTGTCCTAAATAGTGGTAGATAGATGCTGTGAATGTAGGGAAATCATTTATTAACTCCGGAGTAATACATTCCAATGCGAGTTTTCTCATTATTGGCACATTATTATTCATAAGATGTGCAATGATTTGTAACTCTTTAATCCGTAAATTATACGCCTCTGTAATGTATTCGTTATTTATACTTTTTTGTTTCTTTTCATCTTCTTCATCACGATGATCTTCAGGAGAAATTTTCAGTAAACTGTTGTATTCCCTCATATCTACAAACGAATACATTAGAATTAAAGAATGTAATGTTTTCACCTCTGCGAAGCTAGGCTTCTTTTTCTCCTTCAAGATTGCTTTCCATAGTTCATTTCCTGTGAGCTTTCCTCTTGATCTTCTGTACAAATAATCATAAAATGTCGCACATTCTTTAACCATTGCATTACGGTGTGTCAAACCTTTTTGTACTAAAAAATTTAACAGATCATATTCTCTTTGAACACTTGCAAATTCCATAGCCACACATAAATTTAATGGTTTAGAAGTAGCTGCACAAAATTCGAAAATTAGATGTCGTTCTCTTTCTTCATCCTGGTATATGTACCGGATCATCTCTATGAAATCGATAAACGTAATTCGACTCGTCCCACTGAAAATTTGGCTTATGAATCCTTTTGATACATCTAGGATATCTGCCAGCTGCTCATTTGTTATTTTCTTCTTTTTCTTATCCACATTTATTTCTTGCAAAAGAGGCAATGTGTTCACAGCATATTTCACTCTCCTATCCTTCCACTAACTCCTAGAGTTGAACTCTTAAAGAGAGTATACCCTATTTTTTCTTGTAATGAAACAAATTATAAAAAATACTAAACGTGTATAGTATAATCTATTTAACCGAGATAGGGTGAGGAGACTTTATATTATGGGACGAATTCAATTCACATTAGCAAAAACACTAAACAATTTAAACGTGTCACCATATCGTTTTTCAGTTCTTTCTACAGTGAGGAGTAATACGATCCTGGATATGGTAAACAATCAAAGCAGCAGATTGAACATCTCTACATTAGAATTAATCATTACAGCTCTCAATAAAATTGCTGATGAACGCAAACTAGACCACACTTACGATATTTCCGATGTGTTTATTTATGTTGATTAACTTCCTTTATTTTAGCAGATAACAACAAAAAACAGAACACCTGTTCTTCAGAAAACGAAATTTTTTTCAAGAAAATGCAAAAAAAGAGGGCGAATTTTCCATTCACCCTCTTTTTCACTATACATCTATGTTGCTAAACGCAACATCATGCTATATACTGTTCATATAAAAATCATAGCATTTCTAGCCTGACTTTACATCAGATTGAGGTCTATCAATCGGTTCGCCTCTTCTTTTTTCAACAAAATTCTGCTATGATGAATGCTAGATACATATAAAAAATACAACAAAAACATTAAAATAAAAAAAGAAAAAACCCCGGCAAACAGTTTTCGATGGTGAGCGGCCAAACTCAATATACCAGAGAAAACTCGGAACAGCAGAGGTTATATCTTACGAATTCAATTGTGATGCTATCTATAACGATATTATCACATTTTGAAAAAATCGTCTAGATATATCCTCTAGTTTGCTGTACCCAATTTTAACCGGGGAACAAACTGGAGGTTTTTTTATGACTAAAAATACGCAAGGAACTAAAATATCAGGAAAACAAGCCACAAAAGATGCCTACATTAAATTATTTGAATTCCTCATGTTCGATCAAAATTATCGTACATTATCACCCAATGCAAAAATCTTATACTCTTTTTTAAGAAATAAAATTAACTACTTTACGACTATTACCAAAGCCTCTGAACTAGCAATGGAAGAAGCTGCTGCTAACGGAGAAACATTAAAAGGTACTAAGTCTTATAGAGACAGTGAAGGATATATATATTGTATCGCAGATAATACAGAGCTAGAGTATTTGCTTAACGTTGCAGAATCTACTTTAACTCGTATAAAAACAGAGTTACATATTGCTGGACTATTACTTGAAGTTCCTACTAAAAATAAAGCTAATCGTCTTTATCCATTAGAGCCTAGCTTGGATGATCTGCAAGAAAAGTGGCAGTACATACAAGAAATTAACGAACTGCGGGAAAAGAAAAAAATAGCGGCAGCGGAGCGTGCGCAAAAGCATGCAGAGAAAAAAAGAAAAGCTGCAGCAGAGAAGAAAGCGCAAAAACTAGCGGATAAACAGAATAAAATTAGTAACAAGCAAAATGAAAGTTACAGTAACAAGCAAAATGAAAGTTACGGTAACAAGCAAAATGAAAGTAAATTAGAACTTAATCTTTCTGAATTAGAACCTAGTTTTTCTCATTTAGAACCTAAGTATCTATCTATCATTAATAAATTGAATACTACAGATTTACACGATACTACTAAAATAGTTATTCAAAAAAATATTGATAGAGTGACAGAAGATAAACTTACTAGTATTGTATCTTTATTTGAATTATACAAAACCGCAATATCAGAGGTAGCCTTTAATGCTGTAATTACACGCGTATTAAAGGCTGATATAAAGAAAAGTTTCCGTGGATTTTTAGAGAAATCTATTAAAACTGAAATTAGTACAAGTTCACCTGAAGCAACGAATGAAAATGCACGTTCAGAAATGGTACCCGACTGGCTTCCAGAAGAAAAAGCTAAAGAAGAAACAGCAGCAGCTAGTGTGGATCAAAAACATGAAATAGGACCAAAAGATATAGGACGATTAAAAGATTTTCTACTGAATGAAGCAGCAGATTTACATAAAGAAATCAATGTATCTATCTTGACTTTAGAAAATTACAATAAGCTAGGAACATTTACCGAAATGGGATTCGAGCCTAAAGAATCAATGAATATTTTAGTGAAATTTCAACAAATGAATAAATAATATTTTTGTAGATATTTAATATTTATCTGCTTTAAGCATGCTAATTACGTATGCTTAAAGCAGCCTATAAGTCCCCATACCTATATGCTAAAATTATGATAAAAACATGTAGGAGGTCTATTACTTATGGGCTTATTTGGAGCTAAAAACACGAAAATGATTACTGATACAGAATTTTCATGGAAAGATAATGTAATTAAAATTACTGATACGTATGTAGAATCTTCAGGTCTAATTAATATTGTTCGCGTTCCTAAGAAACATATCGAAACGGTTGCATATGAAATCAAAACAGGGAAAGTATCTATGTCTGTAGATCTACACCTTATCGGAAAAGGTGTAGTACTTGGAACGATTGCAGTTGGTATTGATTTGAAAGATGAAATTCAAGATTGGTTACTGAAAAACTTAGATTTACTATAGGGTTTTCTTTTTGTTAACTAATTGCAACCTTTTAGCAAGACTTTGGCCGCGCACGTCGAATTACTACTGGTGAGGTGATGGCGTGATGGTGAAAGAATGGTATTCGATTCAGGAAGCAGCGGATACGTTAGGTATTAGCCATACTTCTATTTCAAGATACCTGCATACCTATCCGGCTTTTTTTAAAGTGAAATCCGTTGGAAGAAAAAAAATGATCTTTAGCGAAGGTTTGCCACTGCTCCAAAAGATAAAAGAATTATATGCACGTGGCTTACAAACACATGAAATTTTAGATCAGTTGAATGGATCTATCCCTGCTTATCACGATGTGGTGAATCCTGGAGAAGTGGTGAATGATTTTCCATTGGCGAAGATGGAGCCATTCTTAAGGAACTTGGAGACGATAATTAGTCAGCAACGTAATTTATCGGAACAGAACACGCTATTAGTGGAGCAAGTTATGAAATCCGATCAGCGTGCAGAGATAATTCATGAACAGCTGCTGCAATCAGATCAACGGAATCAGGAGCTCCAGGGGAAATTACAAGATCTTACGGATAAAATGAATACTCTTATAGAAATACAAGAAGCAGCTGCTACAACAGAAAAACAACCGTGGTACAAACGAATATTAAAATGAGCGCGGCAGCAGGATCCCCTTGTGGACGTCTTGTTGTTTTTCTTTCACCAATAGTGGTACACGATTTTTATAAAATGGAGATGATACTTTTGACTTGGGACCAGTCGATACATGAATTTCTATTGTACATGCAAGGACACGGGCGTAAACTATCCACCATACAACGATATCGATACGACTTGGTGTTATTCGCTTTATGGGTAGAAAATAGCGAGGACGCTCTGAAATTGCCCTTTAAACGAAATATAACTACGGATATGTTAAAGCAATATTTAAAAGCAGCAAAAACAACCAGGAATTGCTCCCCTGCTTCTTTAAAAAGAATTAGTGGTGTAATTATAAACTTCCTGGATTATCACGGAGTTTTCTTAGATTCCGTGGATCGTGGAAAACAAGAGCTATTACAATTACACAACTTTGCTTCTGATACAGAAATAGCACGGCTGCTGCAGATAATGAACAGTCTAGAGGGATTAACTCCCTACCAATTATCCGGAAGAAATTCTATTTCCAATCGTAATCTACTAATCGTACATTTAATGATCTATTATGGGTTTAGTATTCACGACCTCACCAACTTAACCATGCAGGATGTTAATTTTGGACAAGGCGTACTCTTCCCTACTGCTGCAGGTGGTATTAAACGGGCCATTCCCTTGAATGCTACAGATCAAAAATTACTCTTGGCCACATACAAAGATATACCAGAACCCGTACGACCGCGCCAAAATACGCAAGACCCACTTTTTGTAACGTTTCACCATGCTACGCATACGTTTCAGTGGGATTACAGTACGGATTCGCCAAAAAAATTAACAAAAATTGCGATACAACGGATGCTACAAAAAGAAATCAAGCGCGCAAACATTCACCACCTCTCCCCCACTACACTGCGTAACCGGTACATACTAGATTCGCTCCGGATTGGCATTAGCAGTGCAGAGATTAAGGTTATGCTAGGAATGAAGAGTATAGAAGCTATGCATCGATATATTATTTTTTGGCGCTCCTCCCCTCTCGCAGAAAACTATCAAAAAAGTTGGATAGCTAATAAATAAAATCCATGCAGAAACCCTATTATATAGCGGTTTCTCTTTTTTATTCCTAAAAAGGTATTACCTTAGTAATACTTTTTGTTGAAAAGGTGTTACCTTAGTGTTACTATATTAGTGAGACATAGATTTTAAGGAGATGATAAGTATGTTTTTAACAGCTTCTGTGGATGCTGGGAACGACGCATTAAAAGCCTATATTGGCGGATTAGAAGAAGAGAATAAGGTTTATATTCCAAATGTAGTGAAGAAAATGGAGGATCGTCCAATTCTATCTTTAGGTGATGATCCACTTGCTGAATTACATTTACGTATTACAAGTAGTGCGATTAACATCTCTGGTACTTATGCAGTTGGTACATTAGCGGTAAAAGAAAAAGATAGCTCACATATTCCTGCTACTGTTATGAAAAGTGATTCAGATCAAACAGTAATTTTAGCACTTACAGCATTAGCTTACTATGCAGCCATGAACAGTAAGGCTAAAAAAGTAGATGTAGAGTATTTACTTTCATCAGGGCTTCCAGTAGATGAAGTTAAAGCGGACAGACGTGCTTCATTTAAAGAGAAGTTAGTTGAAGGAACGCACGTTATCGAATTTAAAAAGACACCATTACTAGAGGGTAAAACAGTAAACATTAAATTCCGTGATGCATTCATGAATGTTGAAGGATTCGCAGCAATGGTTAATCTTACTGTAGACGATAAATTACAAGCCATTAACAACGATCTGAAGCAGAAGAATATCCTTCTAAATGATATGGGCGGTAATACTACTGATAAAGCTGTAATCCGCATGGGACGAATCGACAATGAATATTCATCAGGTTCTCCACTAGGTATTGGTGAATACTTAGATGTAATCAAAAAAGAAGTATTTACAACATTCCGTGTAGATGTATTTAAATCTCGTAGACAGCTTGTTGAAAACATGACTGCAGAAAAAGAAGCGTATGTAATCAGACCTCACGGAAAAGCTGAATCGTACCAAGCAATTGCTGAAAAACATCTAATGGAATTTGCAATGAGAGAATATGCGGATCTAGTTGAAAAGTGGAAAGAAGTTGGGGATTTACATTGTATTTATAATGTAGGTGGCTCAGCTGCAATCGCTAAACCTTTCTTAGAGCAAATTAATAAAGAGAATAACCAATTTGAAATGTACTTCCTAGATACTGAAGAAAGTATTTGGAGCATTGCAAAGGCTTATTACAAACTACTATTGATTATTGCTAAACAAAAGGGGCTAGACCTAAAAAAATAGGTGGTATAGATGAAGAAAAATAATAATGTTGAACCTGGTAAAACATTCTCTGTTAAAGTTCCCGTTAACGCAGATCCAGTAACGTTGGATTTCTTAAATAGAGAACGTTCGATTTCACGAAATAAATTGGTTTATGGCATTGTTGATCGCGAAGCAAAGAAAGAGCAAGGTTCTGAAATTACACTTCCTATCAATTTAGATTTAAGTGAAGCAGAAAAAGAAAGACTTCTAGAACCAAATACCCTTAGATCAATTGAAGTCTTTATACAGACCTTAATCGGGCAACAAAAAGAAGTAAGCGCTACTCCTGCAGCTGAACCGAAAAATGAAGTAGGAGCAGATGATATAGCAGGATTTATAGACTATCAATAAATTGAATACAAAAAGAGAACGCTCTTCCCAGCTTGGCGGCAATGAAAGAGCGTTCCCTACACATTATCTATGAGATGAAAGGATGATTTAACATGGCAAATACCCTATACAAAATCACAAATAATGAGGTTATTGTACCACAACATAAAAGCAAAAGTGAATTTTTCGGAATGTTTCGTAATTTCATCACTAAAAAATATAACTCTGTTAATGAATGGTTTGGTATCGATGGAGACGCTTCAGATCGTGTGTGGTTCTACGGAACGATTTCTTTAGCTATATTCCTATTATCATTCACTTATCTTGTCTCAGGCCTAGCATTCGGCTTTTAAGGCGTGGTGACTGATATGATAAACCATAAAGAACTAATGCAGGAAGCGTGGGATATGGCTAAAAGCGGTGCGGTTCGTTTTGGAGGGAAAGCTAAAGAATATTTATCTGCTTCTTTAAAAATCGTTTGGGAGCAGGTTCGTAAAGTCATGAAATTAAATTCTAAATTGGCCACGATGGAGAAAATGCTAGATTCATTACAATCGACTAGAAGGGAGTATGCAGCATATGTACACAATGTGCTGCTTCCTTTTGCAAAAGATGGCCAACCTATCACTAAAAAGATTATGAGCGCTATTTATAAGGTAATAGGCTTTAAAAATAGTATTGATCCTGGTACTAAAGCCATCATTAGATACACAAAACGTTACTCATCGGAATCCTACTATTTACTAGCAGATATTAAACTACTACGTAACACCTCAAAAGCTACTAGGTATGTAGTGGAGATTAGAAATACTGCAGTTGCAGTACATTGGATTCCTAAAAGTATTTTAAGTGAAGATAAGGAAATTCCTGATTGGTTTATTAAGGAAAAAAAGCTATTCTTGGTATAAAGAGGAATTTGTATGTTTCGTAATAAAGGGGATGGGATTAATGCAAGAAAGAATAGATGAATTAAACGCTGAAATGGAACAAGCTATGGACAAAAAAGGAATTCTTGAAAATTTCATTGCTGAAAGTATCATTAATAAACAAGAAATTCCAGAAGTTGTTTTAGTTACTTTAGGACAAGAAATTCGCAGGTTAAAAAGAGTTGTTAAGGATTGTAAATTCAGATTGGCAACTTATAAATAAAAGCGTTGTTCGAGCAGAAAGGAGGGATATCATGCCATTCGTAATACGTGGTGAAGGGTTCATATTAACTGAACCAGGAGAAGAAAAAGAATTAGAATTTGAAACGTATGAGGAAGCAGAGCGCACACTTAACCTTATACAATTCCCTATGCACAAACCAAATGCAAAAATAATTGAAATTTAATTTTTAATGTGACGTAAATACCGCCACATTGTTTGATAAATTGAAATGATGGAGGTGAAATATATGACTGAATTACTAATCAATGGGGATGTCCTGGACTATACAGATTACGAGGGGACGCAGGATGCACTATTTAACAAGTTAATACATTTTATAGAATTAAAGAGCGATCAAACACGTAAGGACAGTGTAGAAGTTATTAATGCGTGTGACTATTGCGGACATGCATTACAAAAACCATATGACTCCTTTGCAAGTGAAGTAAATCCTTCTGATATATGGTATGTATCCATACTGGATGAAAATGAAGAGGACTGGGTAAACATCATGGGTGAAGATGCAGATTTCACTCAAGAGCAAATACAGATTTATCGTTGTAAAGCATGCGGTAAATGGGAGATTAGTCCCGACGGTTAAGCGTTTCAAATGGGTCCCTTTCCTTGGAATAGGTACCCAAAACATATTCTAAACAAAGGGGAAATGAGTATGTATTATGCAAATGAAGATCATAAACGAAACTATGTGCGACTGCTAACCGAAAAAGGAATTAAACACGATGAAGATCCTGAATATGCAGCAGCGTTTTATATCACTGCTTACCCTGAAATTTACAAATGTTTTGATTGGAATGTGTGCAAGATAGAATATTCACCTCTAGGCGAATTACTTTTTGAGGACAAGGGTACAAAAGGAGTGGATACCGCTCCATTGACAGGCTCTACATGGCCACTTGTACAAGCAGGACAATCATTGTTTAACGGTTATAAAGTAGATTTATCTGACCTTCCTTTATACAACGAAGAACTGTTCAACGTTTTTGTGCAAGCTTGCAAAATACGTGGTCGAATATAAAACAAAAATAAAAGCCGCTAAGCAGCGGCTTTTATTTTTTACTTAACTTCATGCCACCAGTCTTTACGAACAAGCCAGTCTATCATGCCTTTTAGTTGTTGGTCAGATGTTGGATCAGTAATAAAATATGTTAATCCATCATCTTGTAAGCGGAAATTAGCTGTCATTTTTAACGATGTTAATGCTCCCATGGCATCAGGGGATTCATGTGGTGAAAATGCGCCTGATTGGATGATATTTTGTTTAGGCACCTCCGCTTGTACTAGATCTTGTTTCTGTGCTGCTCCAGTAAACCATGCTAAAGACTTATTTCCTATAAGTGAATTAAGATCACATTTACCGATACCAGGTACATTTCCCGTTTCGGTGTATTGCCAAATATCGCAAGGATATGCAGGTTTGTTCCCACCATAACGCGGAATCCATACAAAATCAGATTTTACATTTGCCATCCCGAAAGGCGCATACATATGATGGCCAACGTATAAACCGACTTTCTTAGCACCTAATCGGCGTAATTCGTCAATAAAAGCCTGTGTTCCGGCTCTCATATCATCCATCGTCTCCACTTCAACATCCGCAACCCAAACTGTAGCGCTCTTGTCACCACGGTTCCAAAAGTCTTGCGCTTCTTTCTTTGCATCTGCAATTGAAACAAAACGACAGAATGCATAGTTACCAAAGGGAACATTTCTTGCTTTCATCGCTTGTACATAATTTTTATATAAAGGATCTACATAATTCGAACCATCTTGTACACGGGCAATTACGAACTCTAATTGTGGTGCTGCTACATCCCAATTAATATTACCGTTCCATTTTGAAATATCTACAATGTGTCCCATAATATTTACCTCTTTCATATTTTATAGTATAAACAGAAATCTATTTAAACGTTGTTAATAGACTCATAGAGCGTTTTTACTTATCTTTGCTACCATTCACACTATTAACCACCTTTTGGCTAACAGGGACAAGCCCTCCTGCCGCTAAAACAAGCAAGATTGCATCTACATATTGCTGATAACGTCCTGCATTAAAATTAGGGATGGTGTCCATTAATACCATCCCTAGCAGAGCAAATACCGCAACCCAAAGTCCACGGCTTTTTAATACGTCTTTCATTCTTATGACTTCCTTTCTTTTCGTGAATCTGAACGCTGAATTTTCGCTTCGATTTCACTTGCTACACTCTCTAGCAACCAGGTAGGAATCCATTTACCCCAACCAATACGTGCGCAATTAGCAGTAAAACTGTTGAAGATGTGATAACTCAAACCTCCTGTAACCATAAAAAAGAAAAGGTCAGGGAGTTTAAATGCCATATCAAACAAATGAGCTAAACAAGGCAATAAAAAAAGCACCACGGTTCTCGCGATGCCTTCAATGCCATACTGGCTACTATATGTCCCATCTAACTTAGAAGCTTTACTGCCAGTTATCCAATCGATGCTAACAATTATCATCAGAATTAGAATCCATATTACATTAGCCTTTCCATATAAAACCCCAATGATGGTTCCAAATGTTCCACTGATTAACGATGCTATTTTAAATTGACTACTGTTTATTACTTCTGCTATGTTCATTGATCTTACAATATCATTAATACGTTCCAATGTTTCACCTCTTCCTTTTTTCGATGTGTAGCAGCTGCTTCAACTTAAAATAAAAAAGCCCACTATTGTGCGCTATCAGTAATTAAATCTGCTCTTCCATTGTCTTTTAAATACGTATCAATACGCCCTTTATATTGCTTCATTTTCGTAATTACAAATACATACGTAAATACTTCATCAATAACACGTTGTGCCATGTATTCAGCCATTATTTAACACCTCCTTCCATTGTTGCTGCAGCAGCCATAATGAGATCGTCAATTGCTTGTTGCATAAGCGTCAACCGTTTCTTCAACTCCGTTAATTCCTCAGGAGTTGGATTTTGTATAATCATTTCATCCAAAGCCGACTGCATGAGCACCTGCTGTTGTTTCATAGCGCTCAGTTCTTTTTGCTCTGCGGATACTGGAATATCTTCGTAAATATAGTAGAACTCTTTTTTATCGGGATTATATTTAAGAACTGCGTATTTGCCTGGATTCATTACTGGTTCTGGTAACGTCTCAACTAAAATTCCCTCAGCTTGTAATTGTTCTTTCGTTTTTCCTAGTCCATGCTTTTCATCGAATGGAACATAATTAATAGACTCAAAATTAATACCATCAGCTTGTAATTTAATAAAAATCATTTCTATCACTCCTTAACTATTGAAAATATTTCTATTGCACTATTAATTAATTTAACACCCAAACTGTTTGATATAGCTTGTATACCCCAGTAGCCGTTACTAGAAACTCCTATTTTTTTTACTATCTTTACATGCCTTATGGTTCCTTTAGGATTAAGGACTTGATATTCCGTATATCCTGTATTATCTATATCTGTAACTAGTACATTCCCTTCGTAGTTACTTAGTATTGGTGGATTATCAACAACCACACCAGAATAAGGATGCGTATGAATATATATTTGCTGCATGGTTTTTAAATCGAAAATATAGATTTTATATTTCTCATCCGCTGAAATTACTGCACAAGTATATAAATAGTCCTTTCCTAGCTTACCAAAATAACTGGGATACTCGGTCATATTCATTTGGTTAGTTGTGAGTCGTGTTCCTTTTCGATAATCATACGCATAAATATCCTTATTACCACCTCTTGCATATAAATTATCGTTATAGATAAACGGCTCGCCACCAGTTCCAAAATACAGATTTACTTGTGCCTTCACCATGGATTTCACATTTAAACTAGGTAAATCAAGGACAATAAAACCATTATTACTAAGTAACAGGACTTCTTTTCCTTCGGTAATAGTAACCGCCTTTGAACAAGGATCACTAAAAACAGAGAGATGATCTATCACCTTTACTCTTTTTAATGTGGTCTTATCAAATATGTTTAAAACATGAGGAGAAACATAATCAAGAGCTATGAAATCCCCCAAATCTATAGCGTTATAAATATAGTTCGTGAAGGTAGTAAAATCTTTTAAATCGCCAAATGCCTCTACAGAAACTCCTGTAGAGATAGTTAAGATATATCCTTTCCTATTAGCGCACAAACATATTAATCTATCAGAGTCTAATGGGAATGCATATTTTATGTCTGAACCTCCAATTACAGTAACCCTTTTAACCATATCTACATATGAACTAGCTCCTGTATTTTTATTACCACCAATTCCATGACTTAGTAAAAAAGGCATTATTGTTTCACCGTCCCAACTCGATTTCCTCTCGAATCAAAGGTATACGTAAAGGTTCTGGTACGTATTACAGAGGTACCATTTGCAGCATACCAAGTAACGACTTGCTTACGGTAGTTTCCTTTCGAATCAGGTTCCGATAAAATAGATTTTCTATATAAAGTTCCATTACTACGTTTCCATTCCACTGTTGTTGCGATGTCATTATCATCATAATTACTAGGAGTTTCATTAAACTCGCCTTCCATCATGAATAATAATTCTGCAAGTACACTTTCAGCATCAGCGCCATCAAATATATTATAAGCATCCGCTACAGATACTTCGCTTGCATCAGTACCAATTACAACCCATTTAGAGCCATCCCAATATTTTTGTTTTGGCATATTATCACCTCATTTAGTTTGTATCAATCCAAAGTATATTTTTATTTGCAGGAGCAGTCTTTGCAGCAACAAACGTATTATTATCATTTTGTGTAATGATTTTTTTCCATGGTTCCCATCCGCCCGCAATGGTACCACTACGTATATAAAAAGCATCATCAGCAAAGCCTAATTCGTGTTTCTTTCCACCAGAATCATCGTTCCAGCCACCTATTCCAACGACAGCTACATAATTCCCTGCTGCATTAGGTAATTCTACTGCTGCTTTTGCTTTAAATTGAGATCTTAATCTTCTAGGGTAGTCACTAGGTTTAGAACCAACAGATCTAGTATCAGCAACATCCAAATAACCTGTTGTAGCCTCGCCTGCCGGTCCTATATCACCCTTATCTCCTTTAGGACCTTGAATTCCCTGCGCACCGGTATCACCCTTATCTCCTTTTACACCCTGTATTCCTTGAGCTCCTTGCGCGCCTGTATCGCCTTTTATACCTTGAGCTCCTTGCGCTCCTTGCGCTCCTTGAGCGCCACGAGAGGGCTTTCCTGTATCTTGTGATCCTAAGAACCAGTTCCCATTTGCCCCTACAGTTGGTGTAACTCCTGTATCTCCTTTGGGACCAGCTGCTCCAGTTGCTCCAGTATCGCCCTTATCTCCTTTAGGACCTTGAATTCCTTGGGCACCGGTATCACCCTTATCTCCTTTTAAACCTTGGATGCCTTGAGCACCTTGCGCGCCCGTATCACCTTTAAGACCTTGAGCACCTTGCACACCTTGAGCTCCTTGAGCGCCTTGTACGCCACGTGAAGGCTTCCCTGTATCTTGTGATCCTAAGAACCAGTTCCCATTCGCCCCTACAGTTGGTGTAACTCCTGTATCTCCTTTGGGTCCAACTGCTCCAGTTGCTCCGGTATCGCCCTTATCTCCTTTTGTGCCTTGTGATCCTTGAGCACCCGTATCACCTTTTACACCCTGGGCTCCTTGTACACCTTGAGCTCCACGAGAGGGCTTTCCTGTATCTTGTGATCCTAAGAACCAGTTTCCATTCACCCCTACGGTCGGTGTAACTCCTGTATCTCCTTTGGGTCCAACTGCTCCAGTTGCTCCGGTATCACCTTTAAGACCTTGTATGCCTTGCGCGCCGGTATCGCCCTTATCTCCTTTGGGTCCAACTGCTCCAGTTGCTCCGGTATCGCCTTTTGGACCTTGCAATCCTTGTATGCCCTGCGCACCCGTATCGCCCTTGTCACCTTTTACACCTTGTACTCCTTGCGCACCCTTATCTCCTTGGGCACCTTTTGGGCCCTGGAGATCTACCACAGCTTGCATGGCTTCTATTAACACGGAATCTCCGACAGCAAGTCCGTTTTTCAGAGTAATAGTTTTATTATTCGTTTCTGTAAAAGAGTCGTTCGGCTGCTTTGTACCACCTATAAATAAAGAAACGGCATTTACTCCCATTTGGTAGACATAACCATCATTCCAAGAAAATACTGTTTGCCCTGCAGTCGCTGTAAATTTCCGTTGAAATACTACATAGGATTGTCCATCTCCAGCAGGACCTTGAGGACCAATATCTCCTTTGGATCCAGTTGCACCCGTATCGCCTTTGTCACCTTTAAGACCTTGTACTCCCTGCGCACCGGTATCACCCTTAGGACCAACTGCTCCAGTATCGCCTTTTGGACCTTGTATTCCCTGGCCACCGGTATCACCCTTATCTCCTTTTACACCTTGTATGCCTTGAGCTCCCGTATCGCCTTTTGCACCCTGTGTTCCTTGTATACCTTGTATTCCACGAGACGGTTTCCCTGTATCTTGAGATCCTAAGAACCAGTTTCCGTTCGCCCCTACGGTCGGTGTAACTCCTATGTCTCCTTTAGGACCAACCGCTCCAGTTGCTCCGGTATCTCCTTTTACACCCTGTATGCCTTGCGCACCAGTATCGCCCTTATCTCCTTTAGGGCCAACCGTTCCAGTTGCTCCGGCATCGCCTTTATCTCCTTTTACACCTTGTATGCCTTGAGCTCCCGTATCGCCTTTTACACCCTGTGTCCCTTGTATACCTTGTATTCCACGAGCAGGTTTCCCCGTATCTTGGGATCCTAAGAACCAGTTTCCATTCGCTCCTACAGTTGGTGTAACTCCTGTATCTCCCTTGGGACCAACTGCTCCAGTATCACCTTTATCTCCTTTTACACCTTGAATTCCTTGCGCACCGGTATCGCCTTTATCTCCTTTAGGACCAGCCGCGCCAGTTGCTCCGGTATCTCCTTTAAGACCTTGTATACCTTGCACACCAGTATCACCCTTAGGACCTTGTATACCTTGAGCACCCGTGTCACCTTTAAGACCTTGTATTCCACGAGATGGTTTTCCTGTATCTTGAGATCCTAAGAACCAGTTTCCGTTTACTCCTACAGTTGGTGTAACTCCCGTATCTCCTTTGGGACCAACTGCTCCAACTGCTCCAGCTGCTCCGGTATCTCCTTTTGGACCTTGTATACCTTGCACACCAGTATCACCCTTAAGACCTTGTACCCCTTGAGCACCCGTGTCACCTTTTGGCCCTTGAATTCCTTGAGCGCCAGTGTTACCTTTATCTCCTTTTGGTCCTTGAAGATCTACCACAGCTTGCATGGCTTCTATTAGTACGGAATCCCCGGCAGTAAGCCCATTTTTCAGAGTAATGGTTTTATTATCCGTTTCTGCAAAAGAGTCGTTTGGCTGCTTTGTACCACCGATAAATAAAGAAACAGCATTTACTCCCATTTGATAAACATAACCATCATTCCAAGAAAATACTGTTTGACCTGCAGCTGCTACAAATTTACGTTGAAATACTACATAGGATTGTCCACTACCAGCAGGACCTTGGGGACCAATATCTCCTTTGGATCCAGTTGCACCAGTATCACCTTTGTCACCCTTAGGTCCTTGTATGCCTTGAGCTCCCGTATCTCCTTTAAGACCTTGTCCTCCTTGAGTACCGGTATCACCTTTTGGACCTTGTATTCCACGAGCAGGTTTTCCTGTATCTTGTGATCCTAAAAACCAGTTTCCATTCGCTCCCACAGTTGGTGTAATTCCCGCATCTCCTTTGGGACCAGCTCCTCCGACTGCTCCAGCTGCTCCCGTATCTCCTTTGATTCCTTGTATTCCCTGGGCACCGGTATCACCTTTATCTCCTTTTAAACCTTGGATTCCTTGAGCACCTTGCGCGCCCGTATCGCCTTTTACACCCGGAATCCCTTGAGCACCTTGCGCACCCGTGTCACCTTTTACACCTGGAATCCCTTGAGCACCTTGCGCACCCGTGTCACCTTTTGGACCTTGCATACCGCGAGCGGGCTTTCCTGTATCTTGGGATCCTAAGAACCAGTTTCCATTCGCTCCCACAGTTGGTGTAATTCCAGTATCACCTTTGGAACCAACAGCTCCAGCTGCTCCGGTATCGCCTTTATCTCCTTTAAGGCCTTGTATACCTTGCGCACCAGTGTCGCCTTTATCCCCTTTGAGACCTTGTATGCCTCGAGGACCTACATCACCTTTTGGACCTTGGAGATCTACTACAGCTTGCATGGCTTCTATTAAAACGGAATCCCCGGCAGTGAGTCCGTTTTTCAAAGTAACAGTTTTATTATCCGTTTCTGTAAAAGAGTTGTTCGGCTGTTTTGTACCACCTATAAATAAAGAAACTGCATTCACTCCCAATGGATACACATATCCATCGTCCCAAGTGAACACAGTTTGCCCTGCAGTCGCTATAAATTGTCGTTGGAATATTACATAGGATTGTCCATCCCCAGCAGGGCCTTGAGGACCAACTGCGCCTTTATCTCCTTTAAGACCTTGTATACCTTGAGCACCCGTGTCACCTTTATCTCCTTTGAGACCTTGTATGCCTTGAGCGCCCGTATCGCCTTTGTCTCCTTTGAGACCTTGTATACCTTGAGCACCCGTGTCACCTTTATCTCCTTTGAGACCTTGTATGCCTTGAGCACCCGTGTCACCTTTATCTCCTTTGAGACCTTGTATGCCTTGAGCTCCGGTGTCGCCTTTATCTCCTTTAGGACCTTGTATACCTTGAGCACCAGTTTCACCTTTTACACCTGAAATCCCTTGAGCGCCCGTGTCACCTTTGTCTCCTTTAAGCCCTTGTACCCCTTGAGGACCAGTTTCACCTTTGTCTCCTTTTAAACCTTGTACCCCTTGAGGACCGGCATCACCCTTATCCCCTTTTACACCTTGTATTCCACGAGGTCCTACATCACCTTTTGGACCTTGCAGATCTACTACAGCTTGCATGGCTTCTATTAAGACTAGATCACCTGTAAGCAATGGATTTTTTACTGTAATGGTGTGATTATCTGTTTCGATAAAGGAATTGTTAGGCTGCTTAGTACCACCGATAAATAAAGAAACAGCATTCACTCCCCGTGGATACACATATCCATCGTCCCAAGTGAACACTGTTTGCCCTGCAGTCGCTATAAATTGTTGTTGGAATATTACATAGGATTGCCCATCTCCAGCAGGCCCTTGAGGACCAGTAGAACCTTTAGGACCGACTGCTCCCGTGTCACCTTTATCTCCTTTTAAGCCTTGTACACCTTGAGGACCAGTATCGCCCTTATCGCCCTTATCTCCTTTTAATCCCGGTACACCTTGTGCACCAGTATCGCCTTTGTCACCTTTTAAACCTTGTATCCCTTGAGCGCCAGTATCACCCTTATCCCCTTTAGGACCAACCGCTCCAGTTGCTCCGGTATCGCCTTTATCTCCTTTTAAACCTTGTATTCCTTGAGGACCGATATCACCTTTAGGACCTTGTATTCCTTGTACACCTCTATCGCCTTTATCCCCTTTGTCACCTTTTGGGCCCACATCTCCTTTAGAACCAGTGGCGCCAGTATCACCTTTTGATACTTCCACTGCAGGAGTATCAGTTTCTTGCTTTACGATTTCAGTTAACGTAGGAGCAGCTTTCCCAAAAGTGACTTTAAGAGATTTTTTGTTATTCTCCCATATTTCTTGTACTTCAGTTGCTCTTAAATCTAAAGATTTTCCGATTTCATTATCTTGAACAGTAACAATATCGCCTTCAAACCAATGCTCTCCATACACGAAACTGGAATACGGATCAATTTCCACTTCAAAACTTTCAATTTTTGCAAAATCATTCTCTAACTTTTGGTTACCACGTTGAGGTAAATCATTTTCATTTTCGATATCTCTTGCATCAATAAAAACTTCTTTACGATTAAATCCTTCTAATTCAGCTTGCCCGACAGTTACCATCTTTCTATCTACGCCTTGTCCCTGTCCTGCTACATATCCAACATTTTTATAGTTCGTTTCGCTATCTATATATTTAATGTCTGTTATATTGTCAAAATCCACACTAAAAATTACATACGGTCTCTCGGTTTGAGAAATTGATTTATCCTGACCTTCTATAACATCCAATATGAATTGTTTTTTATCGTAATCTAACGATATATCCCAACTTAGCCCTGTAGCTGTACTGATTTTAGAAAGTTCTTCTGCTAGATTTTTAAACCTAGTCTGATATACCATCTTAGGCCCGCGTTTTTTATCCGGAGCTATAACAAGTCCTGGTATTTTACGCTTTGGATCTACGGGATTTATGGCCTGTAATTTTACATATTCTTTCATTATTGTTTCTGCATTATCTTCAATTCTATGGTTCGTAACTCCATCAGGAGGAATGGTAATCCTTCTGCTTATCATCCATTTTAAAGTGTCACCTTTTATGACTAGGAACTTATCCCCCTTCTCCGTCGTATCTTGCTCAATATGAGAAATAATTCCTGCCTTTTTAGGATCTTCTTCTAAAAAAATCAATACGTCTTTTTTTAACTTTTCCACGTTTGCAATGGATTTACTAATCTTGATCTGAAACGTACTGCAATTATGCCAATCATTAGTAACTATTAGACTTATATTTACATCTATTTTTCCTAGAAAATTAAAATGATCGTCAAGTAAGTTAATTGTACTCATGCATCCACCTTCTTATTACTTTCCTGTATCGATCCATAGATCATTTGTTTTAGGACTACTCGGCATTTTATCCGCGACACTGATATTCATCCCACCAGTAACATAAGTTGCTTTCTGCATATTAGAAAACCATTCTTGCAGCTGCTTCATAAAAGTATCAAATTCTTTTTTAAACATATCCGTTGGGATGGTTATAAGAGATGATACAAGCCCACATACACTTTCATCCAGTCTTTCATCAGTTACCTTATTTACTTTTGTAGATCCTGCATTTATCAATACTTGAGCTAAGCTTAATTCATATACAATATTATTCCTTGTAAGAGTTGGAGGGACTGGAGCAGTTGCCGGAGTTCCCTGTTTAACCATCACTTTAATATACCTGCTTACCTCTGATCTATCTAATCTCAATATGATGCGATCTATACGCGGGTTTGTAGAGTGTGCAGCAGCATGAGTTAACACAATATTATCTGTATTGCGATACATGTACCCTTCCAAATAAGCTGCTCCTGCTTCAATCTTGGTTTTTAGTTCGTTTGGTTGTTCTAATACCAATAAGGACGGTTTATTATTCTTATGATAAATACCACTACTTAAAAACTGCCTGAAGTATGTGGCATATTGCTCAGCGTTATATTCTCTATCTGGTTTTCCCTTAGCATCCAGTAAGGAATCAAAAAAACTAGATTCTTCTGCCATAGTTACACCCCCAAGAACCTTTCTTTAAATTTAATCGTTACAGGCGCTCGTTCATACTCTGCTCCTGTACTGTAAGATAATAAATTATTACCATCTTCTAATTGAAAATATCTAGAAAAGGGATGCACATAATCGTTGGCATCCCTTTCATTTCCGTTTATATCTATTTTCTTCACTCGTTTATTTCTATACGCTGTACTAATAACGAGCTTTTCGCCTTCTTTTAAGGACTGATTTACCTCAATGAATTGCGCTAATGTTTCATTGACAATTCGTATTGGAGCAGTAGCAGGGCCATTAAATGTTATAGTAGGCGGCGTACTTACGTCTCCATTATTGGTTATCACTTTAGAACGAGAAGGTGATTTGTAAGAAAATACATTTGGTAACGTTAATGGGAACCTCATTCCACCTTCATACACCGCTAAATCTTCTACTCGATCTTCAGCACTTAACCAAAATACACCCGGGCATATTAAATCTATTACACACTTTTGAAAGGTTTCTCTTCTATTGTCCTTTCCAGATGGGAATTTTGGCACATGCTCCGGTATAGCCTCGATTTCTCTCACTCCTAAAGGATATTCGTATCGTAATATACCTGGTTTAAGTGGTGTGAACACTCGTGCTATCCTTTGTCTGTATTCATATAGTTCCTCAATTGTACTCGTTTGAATATCAACATTAATGGTTATAGGTCTTGGTTCCAAATATGCATCCTCAAACGTTTTTCCATGCTGCTTCAGAGACTTTGTAAAAATTAATTCTGATTCAACATCACCGGCCCCCTCCCATTTAGTCAAATAGAAGGGACGGTAATGTCCGATTTCGATGGATTCTCCTCTAAAATTAATAAAAGTAAGCTTCTGCAACGTTACCGCCTCCATTCCATCGCTAAATCACGAGAAGCTTGTTTTGTTTTTCGTGCGACTTCTGATTCTGATAAAGGTGTTGGACTATGAATAGTAATATACTGATTAATATCTCCGCTTCCATTACCCGATGTAATTGGTACTAAAGATGCCATTCTTTCTGCCAGTCTATTAAATACTGCATCAGCAAACGGATCCATACGACGCCCAACAAGAGGAACCGCTGCCTCGGGTCCTCCTTCACCGATTCCTATAATACTTGCAGAGTTGAAGAAACCACCATTTTTATGCCACGTTACACCAAAACTAGGTAACACACCATTTAGTAGATCACCTTTACTAAAACTAAAGCTTGGTATCGGTATCTTAGGCTTCGGAATCTCGATTTGGAAATTAAATGCGCTTTTAATATTATTTACTATTTCTTTAACTTTATCGTAAGCCCCAACAATTGGATCAATAATTGCTTTTTTAACGGCATTGAACACACCAGATACAATTCCGGATAAAGTACTCCAATTATCTGTAATATAGGATTTCACGGCATTTACTTTGTCAGATACATAACTATAGATCCCGTTCCATACATCGGATATTGTTGATTTAATCGTATTCCATATTGAGGAGGTAGTTGATTTTATAGAATTCCACTTATCCGATACATAACTATATACAGCTGTTACTTTGTCAGATACGTAACTATAAATACTGTTCCACGCGTCGGATATTGTCGATTTAATCGCACTCCATGCAGATGATGTTGTACTCTTTGTAGCATTCCATTTATCTAAAATGTACGTATATGCAGCTGTTATTTTTTCTGAAATGTAATTGTATATAGCATTCCAAGTATCTGATATGAACGATTTAATTGTATTCCAGACACTAGACGTAACACTGTTTATTTGATTCCAACGATCCGTTATAAATTGAGCTGCCGCGCTGATTTTTTGTGAAATGTAATTATAAATTGTATTCCACACATTCGAAATAAACGCACTAATTGCATTCCATACGCTAGATGTGACGCTACTGATTAAGTTCCATTGGTTCGATATAAATTGAGCTGCTGCCGTAAGTTTCTGTGAAATGTAGTTATATATCGTATTCCAAACATTTGAAATAAACGTGCTTATTGTATTCCAAACTGTAGATGTTATATTACTGACATTATCCCAAGCGGCTGTAATATATGGCAGTATTAAATTTAGCACACTTGTTATTGCTGTGTAGATCATCTGCCAAATAAACTGTATTGTTGCGTATATAGAATTAAAAACAAACTCTGTCGCAGTTTTCAAGCCTTCCCATGCCAAGGTCGCTGCTGCTACCACTAAACCGATTGCCGGAGCAAAGAAGTTTAATAGATTCGCAGCCCATTCACCTAAGAAATTCAGGACAGAATTTAGGGTGTTCATCGTGATTTCAACGCACTGCGTCCATAATTCACTAAAGAAAGTACCTATACCGCCCAGGACAGACATCGTAACTTCAACACACTGCGCCCACAATTCACTAAAGAAGGTACCTATACCACCTAGTATAGACATAGTTGTTTCAACGCATTGTGTCCACAATTCAGTAAAGAAGGTACCTATACCACTTAGTATAGACATAGTTGTTTCTATAAAAGCATTCCACTGTTCTGTTACATAATCAACAAATGCCTGAATATATGGTGAAACCCAATCTACTAAAGCGCCAAAAATTGCTGAAATTACTTCTAATCCAATTTGGATGATTCCCTTCCAAATCTCGAATGCAGTCGAAAATACCGAGCTTACGATCGTAACGACACCTTCAAATATGCTCTGAAGACCTTGTTTCCAACTTTCTACGTCTCCTGACAACCAGCCGAAAAATACCTGGATGATACCACTAACGATTTCTACTATTCCGGTTACAATTCCAGTTAGGCCATCTAGCATAGCAGATCCGATATTTTGAAGGATCGGCAGGATACTGCTACTGAAGAAGCTCCATAAACTATTTAAAGCAGATTTGACTCCCTCTACAATCGAACTAACTTTTTGTATCGTATCATCTGACATACCAAGCTGCTTCAGTAGATCCACACCGCTTGTTTGATTACCGGTGAAGAAATCAAATAAAGCTTTTACAAAGGTATAAGCTTGGGTAAATCCTTGTATTACACCATCTACAAAACTACGAATAACAGCTTTAACTTGCGTAACACTTGTGATTATCGTTTGAATTTGGCTAGGGGAGAATCCTAATTTTTCTAAAATATTTACTCCTGCTCCAATATCTCCATTAAAAATGGAAGCTATTGCACTACCAAACTCCCGCACTTTTTCTACAACGAAAACAAAAGCTTGTACAACTGCAGTTAAAATAGTAATTATGTTAGAAAAATGTTGTGAGAAAGCTGCTCCTAATATCTGAATTGCTACAACTAATACATCTCGTATTATGTTGACTAGGAAATTAAAAACATCCGCTAGAACTTCCCAGTATGTAAGTGAACTGCCACCACTACTTAACGCAGAAAAAGCATCAAATACAACGCCTATAAACGTACGTACTTGCGATACCACCGGCTCTATTGCTTGAAAAATTGCTACAAAAACATCAACAACTGCAGAAAAAGTATTAGATATTACACTACCTGCAGCTGAAAGCATTGGCATGAACATTCCAGATAATAAATCTATAACTTTAGCAATGGCATCACCAAGAGACGTCCAAAAACTTTGTGTGCTGCTTCCGCCTCCTCCACCAGTTAAGAGATTCATAACTTTCATAAATGCCTCAAATAAACGCTGTGTATCTGCAGCGATTGAAGAAATTAAGGATCCGAATATAGATTGAATACTAGACCAAGCACTTGTAATCGAGTTACGGAAGTTTTCAGAGTGCTCCCACATTTTCATTATGGATCCACCGACTACAACAATCGCTCCTGCTACTAATGAAGCCATACCAGCAACCCGTAAGAAACCTAGTGCGACAGGTTGTATAGTCTGCCATAATAATGTGAATGCAGCAGCCATACCTTCTGCTCTACCAATCCCAATTGCCATCGGCGCTAAAAGTGTTACCATGGCGGTAAATAAGAAGGTGAACATTCCAACCGTTGCCGTTATACTTGGATTTATTTCATTCATTTTGATGATAAATTCGCCTATTTTTGTCCCTGCATTTACGATAACTGCAGCGACTTCACCCCAAATTTCTACGAATGGAGCTAGCGCATCTGCCCAAGTACCTTTGAATTGTTCCCATGCAATTCCTAGTGGTTTCAAACTGGCTTCTAATTCTTTAATCTTAGTCTTGGTTTCCTCTTTTAATCTTCCTAATTCATCTAAAGCGGCTTCTCTTGCTAATTTATGTTTCTCTCGCCACAGTTCCACATATCGAGAAAGCTCAGGATCAGACATATCATTTAAAGCTTTAATTTCAGCAGCGGCTTCTGGGCCCATTTTATAGAGTTCTTCTTTCATCTCTACAGGGATTCGGGCAGATAAATTTTTCATATTATCTACCCAACGTTTATAAATACCTACCTGTTCATCTAAGTTTTTCATCAATGTATCAGATTTGACAGGCTCTATTTTCATTTCTTTAAATATGTTAGATGCGGTATAAATTGCCTCTGTGCGACGCTGTAATTCATCTTCATATACTTTTGTAATTTCTGCTTGCTGCTGCTTAATTTCTCCTGGATCCGGTCCAAATGAAGCTTTAGCCATTACCGCTGTAAATCCTGCAAGCGCAATACCAGCGACTAACGCCAATTGTTGCATACGCATTAATCCAGTATTAATTAAACGAACACGATCCATTAAATCTTTCATGCTCGCATTAGGCCCTAACTGCCTTAGAGCTATATTTGCAGCTGTACCTCTTCTAGCCATCATTTCAAGGCTATTCCCAACCTGTAAGAACGCACGATCGATACGTTGAATACTACTTGTATCCCCTAATGCATCCATCATCTTTTGAGACTGTGTTTTCATGGCGTTCATATGATTTATAGAACGCATAAAACCTTCTCTCATGCTTTCCATAGCAATTGCCGCTCTGTTCGCTGCATTTGCTGTATGAATGCCTAAACGGTCTAACATGTCAGTATATGCTTGACCGCCTTGAGCAGCTGCACGCATAGCTCTATCTACTTGTTGCATCTGTCTTTCAAGTTGGCGCATACCCTCGTTATAAGAGGCCATATCTCCTGCGTCACGCAGTTGTTCCAAGCGTTCCCTAGTTCGCTCCACATGTTGGTTAAAACTTTGCATTTGCCTCTGTGCTTCTTCTGTGGATATTTGTACACGTCCATCTCGAGACAAACCTAAAATAGCTAATTGAGTCGCTTTTGTCGTATCGCCTAATTCTTGTATAGCTTTTGCAGCAGCTTTACCACTACTTGTTGCGCTCATCATTCGATTTAATGAAACTTGCGATCTAACTGCAGCAGCAGATAACTCATCCAAGGATTGCCTACTTGTTACCCCTAAAGTTTGCATATCAAACCTAGTACGCACTAACTCTTCTCTGAACGGTCTTAAATGATTCGGCAGGTCCCTAATAGGTTGTGCAACGCTTCTTGCTATACCTCGCATTTGGCGCTCTAACTGCTGTTCTGGATTATATCGGCTCCAGCTATTATTCATACGCTGAATTTCTTGATCTAATATTTCAGAAGGTCTAAATGCACGGAGTCTATTTTCCGTACGCTGCATTTCTTGTCCCCATGTTTCAGAAGGTCTAAATGCACCCATCCTATTTTCCATACGTCGTGCAGCAGCATCTAAATAATCATAAAAATCATTGAATGGTTCTTCTGCACGTCTTAGGCTGCTTCTTGCTCTTCTTTCGATGCCGCCGCCTATATCTACGCTTTCAACACGTCTTTCTAAAGCAGATAACCTACTTTCAATTACACTCGTGTCAAGGTCAGGACGCCTAATATTTATTTGAGGGTTAAAGTTAGCGATTCTCTGTTCTAACTGGCTTAACTTTCTTTCTATGGCGCTTGTATCAATATCAATCCCACTAATAGTTACAGTCGGATTAAAACCTTGTATTTGACTTTCTAGTGTGCGTAGGCCACGTTCTACCGTACTTGTATCCAATTCTATATCATTAATATTTAAACTAGGGTTAAAGCTGTTAATTCGGCGTTCTAAATTGTCAAAGGCTTGCTCAGCTCTCTGCAAGGAATTTTCTACCTTATCCGCAAAATTACCCATGATATCAGCTTGTTTAATAACGCGCTCTATTTTTTTAGTCGCTGCTTCTACATAATCAAAGAAATCATCAAACGATCGCCTTGCCTGACTGGAATCCGCTTCAATTTCTATTGAGGTTCTCCCTACATTACTCATAGTGCATTTCCTCCTTTCTGCCAAAATAAAAAGGCTGGTACATTAAGCTTCTTCAGCGTTTTGTCCCAACCACCATGGCGTTTTATCATATTGTTCTTGATTGTTATTAGTACTCGTACTTTCCTCTTGTTTATTCTGCTGATTTATTGCAGCATCAAAAGTAGGAGGCAGGATATTTGCAAAGTCCTTACCTTCATTCAGCATAGAATCCATAAGCAACATATAGCTTTTAAATTGGCCATATACGCTCTCAACATGCTTCTCATACTTTTCTGTTACAGCTTGCTTATATTTCCGCTTAACCCAAGCAGGAGTATGATCTAGTACGTATTCCTCGGTATATCCATAGTAAGAAGAAACAAACCCAATTTCTTTTATCAGTTGTTCGCAGAATGCTGTCCAGCTGATACCGCTATTGGATTCGTTACTGGTACCGTTGGAGTCAATTGAGCTTCCTTGATTAGTTGGTCCATTTCCTCTAAGTTGCTCTCTTTCTTCGGAAACCATCTGTCCAGAAGATCCCCGAAGTTCGGTAACTCTTTCTTGAACATTACTTTCGTCAGATGCTGAATTTGAGAATAAGTCTTTCCCACGTTCGTTTTCTCCGCATACTGGATAAACACATCTAACGTTTCATTTAAATCTAATTTCAATGCTTCTTGTTCGCTTATACCTAGCAGAATAGATTGGATTTTTACCAATTGCTCATCCTCTAAAGAATCAATGACTAGGGCGAACTTACTGAATGTATCCAAATCGGTTTGAATCATAATTTTACTAGCCTTATCCCATAATTTCAGACCATCTACACCGATAAATTTAACAATAGCAATAATCTTCTTCATTCCGATTTTAGGTAACAATAATTTATTACCGTTTGAAAGTGTAACTTCCCCAATATGATCCTCAATATCTACTGCATTTAAAATGTGATTCATGTGTTAGTTCCTCCTGTATATTCTACATATTTTTTCTTTCTATTTATGGGCAGTAAATTGCCCACCTAACACTAAATAAGTTAGGTAGGCGTTTAGCTACCCTTAAAATTCCGATCATTTAAAGTAGAGTTTCTTCAATTTCGTAATACACGTTTGAATCCATTGGCATGTTATCTTGAGCAAATGCTTTTAATGCGAATGGTAATGTACGCTTCTCTTTGCTCCATTTTTGCTCTTTTGATTCACCTGAAACTTTTGCTTTAGGGATAACAAGCATTGCCAGAGTGCCATCTTTCTTTTTACTAATTAACACTACTGAAATTAATGGAGCAGTTGAAACAGTACCGTATCCAATTCGTTTGGAACCTAATTCTTTAAGAGGCATTACATCTGCGGCAGTTGTATATGCTGTTCCTAAAGTACCTTCCAGAACAAGTGTATTACCTGAAATTTGAGAGATTTTTTGTATTTCATTACCTACCTTCAAATAACTGCCTGCTTTAAACTCCGCACCAGGAGCAGTTGCTAATGCAATTAGAGAAGCACCTGCTGCAAGAGCATTAGCACTTTTAACAGCTGTACCATACTTAGGAGCAGTTTCAATAATCTTGCTGCCAATTAAAGATAATTGACGATTTTCAATTGTATTTTCAGCTAATAAGGTAGCCAACGTATGCTCCCATTTCGTAATGGATGTTTCAACTTCCCCCTGAACCTGATCTACTTCGGTTCCTTCTTCCTCGTATGAACGCGATACCGTGATACCTTCCTGCGTTGCGCCTAAGTCTTTCCAAGGTGCAGTTAATTCATAAGTTTCTAAACTCATTACATCTGCAATTTTTTCAGGTAATTTCACCCCGTATGGTGCAGTAAGAAGACGACCTGCGCCGCCTACAATATTATTTGCATTAACTTTAAATAACTCTGGTGCCATTATTCCGTTACCTCCTTAAATGTAAACGCCTGTGATTGAAGCAATTGTTCTGCTTCTTCTTCAGTAATTTCATTACCAACTTCTAATTTCCGTCCCGGATAAATCGTGAGATCATCACGAAAGACATAACAAAAGGAGCCGCTATTTTCAGCTGCTCCTTTACATTCAATAATACGGTTAGGCTTCTTAGCCACATAATCACCTCATTTAAGCTTCTAAGTGTTCTAAGGACATATAACACCAAGACTCCTCTTTATTTGATTCCTGGTCAAAATAGGACACTGGATTGGAGTCCCTACGACACCATAATACTTGTAAGTTTTTCATTTTCGCAGTTTTATTTTCTAATATATTGATAGTGCGTGTAATTACTTCCATAGCTTCAATGTCACTCTTTTCAGAACGTGAAATTAACTGCAAACGAGAATATCCATTCCCTCCTGCAGTTCTAACAACAACAGCAGGATACTCAGCATCATTAGGAAACTTATTACCATAGCACGGCACTTTATACGACTGAAGCAGCTGAAGAATAGAAGGGATTGGATTCTTATACTCACTCATACAGATCACCTATTTCGAAAATACTTTATTTACTGCAGCAATCCCAGCTGCATGCATTTCTGCTTCTGCATTATCTAACCCCCTGGCCAATATGTTATATCGACCTTCGTTGTATATGCTATACGGAACTGCTGTACCTGATTCTAATATTGTTTTATCCTGCATTTCAGTAAGGTCATGAATAATATCATCATCACTTGGAAGGATACGCCCCTTACCGCTTTTATTCGTTTCAGGAAAATCAGTTCTATAACCAATAGAGTTAATATAGCGCGATGTATCAACATGATCTTCATCCCGAACAAGGCGCTTTGCTTCATCAGCAAATGGATACATAGCTGCTTCAACCGCATTAACACGTGCTTCTTTCAACATGCTATTTACCTTGTTCCTATCAAGAAATATCTTAGCCATCTGCACTCACCTTCTTTAATTCAAGTTCGAAATGATTTAGCTTTTTGCGACTATACTGCGGATTCAATTTTTCAATAGTAAATGTACCTGACAGAATAGGAATATCGTCTTTTGTTCGTATATTTATTACTTGTAATGAAACATCAATATCATTAGAAGGAAGAACAAAAAGTACATTTTCCTCAACTACATCTACATTTTTATCATTATTAACAACGCGCTTACGGATCGTATCAAAACGACAGGGAATATCGTGTATGGTTACATCTTCATATATGTTACGGTTGTATTCGTCTTTCCCTACTACCACACCACGTTTTATAAAGGAGCAGCGGTGAATGAGTAACCGCTTAAAAGCCCTGCTACTCATCCCTATATACTCCTTAAACGTAATTGCGTTGTGCCCTTACGTTTCTTTTCTTTAATCCATTTATTTAATAATGACGAAACATCCGGCTTAATATAACCATTTGATTGCTCTGAATAGTTTCCCATTCGTTGAGATTTCACGTCTTCTATAGACGCTTCATCAGAATTTACAAGAGCATGGTATTGGGCCAATTTAAAACACGAAATTTCAACTTCCTCAGGAATCGTTGGATATTTACTCTTATCCTGAAAATCTACTAAAGTTAATGTAAAAATATCATTTTGAGATTCTACAATATCCATTCGTAGCAGTTTTGGATCCCGCTGCTTCACTTCATCGAATATGGTGTAATCAATCAGCTGCTCCGGTGTAATAATGGCCATATTACGCCTCCTGCTCCTGCAGTTGAAGGATTAACTCAATGCGTTCTTTTTCATTTTTTGTTTCTTGGATAAGATCACCCTTAGTTAATGAATGAATAATATCCTCTTGCTCACCTTTAGAAAGCTTCTTCAGAGTGGATTCTGTATGTTTTTCACCATCAGAAAGGGAAGGCGCTTCTTCTTGCTCACCTTCCCTGACTTCAAACATTTTATTATCTTTTAAATATTCATAGGTGTCTTTACCGATAGCTTGTTCTACACCATCAATAAAATTATAGTCATCAACCGCATAGGACTTACCGCCTACCAATTTAGCAAAATACAAAATCAATCACCTCATTCTTTTACATTGACGATTTTTGCAACTGCATCTTCTTCTTCAAATTTAGCATCGATTTTCGCAGTTAATACAATAATGAACTTACGCTCACGAATATCTTTATCAACCTCAATGCTAATTTGACGACTCATACCAGTTAAAATATTTTTTGGATGAGTTAGAATGATGTCAGATACAGTCTTTTCAGCAGCTGTATAAGGCTGTAACATAGCAATACCCTGTACAGGAACACCATAAGCAGAAGGTAATCCTCCATTGATTGCTGCATCACCTAACGCTGTTTGACGGTTTGACATAGCATCTAAGTATTCAACCTCAATACCTTGCGATGTGTAGAATCTCCAGTCTTTTTTATTACGCAAATATTTTGCTGGTACTGCTTTATATCCTGCTTTAAACAGTTCTTTCGCAAAGGCAGCTCCTTTATGATCGTAAATATGAGAAACAGCCTGCTTACGGATACCATTTAATAATGCTAAGTATGGATCTGCTGAAGCAGTATCTCCATTTACAATAAGCTCTTCCCAATCAAGTGCAGCACGTTCTGCAATCATCTGCATAAGTGTATCTTTCAACTTACCTTTTTCAATGTTATTTTCGAGCGTATCATAAGTAATATTAACTTCTGCAATTACTTCTTTCGCTTCTAATTTAACAGTACTAGTTTGAGGTACAGCACGATCTTTATCCTCTAATGCTTTCCCCTCAGTACCCGGTCTTAAAATTCTTGAGCCAAACCCTAGCTTTTCAACCTTACGAGAATCAGATTCCATAGGAACGAAACGAGATTCCTTAATAATAGTAGGTGCAGCTTGTACCATTTTTAAAAAGGCGTTCGACTGCTCTGTATTTAATCGCCCTCCTGTTGCTAAATCTGATAATGTCATAGCAGCTTTTTCAATGATTGTATTATTATTTAACATATTGCGAAATCCTCCTTATACTTTTAAATTAAAGAATGTTATCCCAAATAGAATTTGATTTTTGAATTTTTTCTTCATGCTTTTCCTCTTGTTTAGAAATACCTCGTGCAGATTCAATGTCACCTAGACGTTTTTCAATTGGCTCTACAGCTTTTGTAATCGCTGCAGTAACCGATTTTAAGATGTCATTATCTTTCTCTTCTGCTGCAGGCGTTTCTTCTTCTTTCGCTTTTTCTAATTCTTTTAATCGCTCATCAAGTGGTGCAATAGCATCTGTTACAGCTTTTGTAATATCCTCTAATTTCAATTCGTCTTCCTCCTTGTCGCTTACGCGTTCAATAATATTTTGCAACGCTACCTGGGCAGTCTCTATATCAGCCATCGTAGCAGCACTGATCTTTTTACCAGCTTTCTCAATCTCTTCTGTAAGAGTAATTACAGGCTTTGTTTCTAGTGCCTTAGCAATAGCTACATCACCACCATCACGGATTTCTTGGATAATTTCCGAAAAATCTTGAATAGCTGCTAGTAACCGTTCAAAATCAACTGCTTCATTTGTATAATTGTCCCATCTAGAACCCCAATAAGCGTTCTCCAAACTATCCCAAGCCGCCCATACATTACGCATCTGCTGATTTCTAGCATAGTTATCTCTTACTTCACCTTTTTCAATAGCAGATAAATTAGCGCCATTAAAAAAAGCCTTCATGTGACTCATGAAAGACTTAACGACACCTGTTTCAGATTTTGAAACTGCTTCTTGATCTTCTATTTCTGCACTCCCGGCCATACTATAACCAGTAATTTCACCATTCTGAATTTGATCCCAAACTTCATCTGTAGCTTTGGTTGCGATAACCCATGATCCCTTAGTTATTGTTTGGCCATTAATTTCAAAATCATCTGGCGCAATATAACTTTCTACCAATTCGCCTGCACCTGGTATGAAATCATGTTGCTTATCAATATCACGTGAATCTTTTAAAAATGCATGAGCAGCTTTTTCAATTTCTTCTGAAGTCATGAAATCCTCGTGCGCATCTTCAACCCCTGGTTCATATACCACACCATAAACAAGCTTTTTTGGATCATCTGCTTTAGTTAATAGCTGTATGTCCTTTTTGAATGTGGGTTTCTTTTCTGATTTTGTGAAGAAAAACTGTCTCTTATTCGCAGCTTTGTCTACATACGAAACGTGTGTTATTTTCGCATTTTTCAGCTCTCTTACCGTCATTTTCTCACCTCCTCTCAATGTCTATTTAATAATCGGTTGGTCAGTCCTAATGCACCTGTCACTAAATACATCCCCATGCCTGTTAGAAATTCTCTTTGATAATTGGTCATGATTTTAATCTCCTCTCAGCAAGATAATCCTGCCGCAGCGCGTCTTTATCTTCTTGACTTAATCGCAATGTTTCACCATTAACAACAGGAAAAACAACGCAATTACAATTTATTTTCTCACCTGCAGATAGTTTGGGTTCTCTTGGATACATACACGTTTCATCAGAATCAATGATCTCAAATTCTTCATCTACGGCAATTTCAATCCCGTCCATTTGTACATGATTTCCTCTTGGATCTCCTTCTTGCCGATTTGTATGTACCCACATCTTTCCATCCACGGCAGGACTTTGGCCATAACTCTCTTGTTGAGCAATACTTAATGCAGTTAACACTTCATTCTTGGCTACACTAGCAGCCCTGCGTCTACTGAATGCCCATAAATCCTGTATAGCAGTGGATAAAGCGGTAAAAGTTAAACCACCTGTTATAGCGGCAGTGACCGCCCCTAATATTCCATTCCTTGTGACCAGAAAGAGAAATGCAGCTAATTGTACTCCCCAAGCATTTACATCAGCTTCAGTTTGTTCTGATAGTTCTTCAAATAGAATGTCAGGATCAATAGCTTCCATAATAATTCCACATAAGGCGATAATAATAGCAATTAAAACCTCGTTAGATAAATCAGCCATTTCACTTTCAAACGTATCATTTACAAATAGATCTTCTTCCAAAAATGAAAGGATATCTTCTGATACAATATCCTCCGCTGCTCCATACTCACTTATGGCTTTACTGTAATATTTCATTTGCTTTCGCAGCAGTTTAGCTAATTTCTTTTCATATTCTTCAATGAAATCCTGTAGACTATCTGCACCTGGCATATCATCTGGTAAATCATCTGCAATATCATTATTATCAGTTACTGATTTTATAATTAGATTCAGCGATTGTAAGGCACGCTCTAACGATTCCACTTATCTCTCACATCCTCCAACGTATCACGTAAATCCTTTAATAAAGTCACTACATTGCCATCTAATGATTTTACAATTGGATTCACTGGTAATTCAGGATTAACAGGGTTATTCATCGGGAGTGCACCTTTATTAGCCCCTACAATCAACTGCAACGGCTTTTCATCTGCCCCTTCATACGTGAGAGGTTCTAATTCTTTTCCTAAAATCTCCCCCACTAAATCTCGTGGATCATTAGGTGTAAGTGAACCATTAGTGATAAATGGTGCAAGAGCCTTCGCTTTTTCAAGTGGATCACTGGACGTTGGGCCTTTCAAGGATATAGATACATAATGTATATCTAGTGCCTGGCAGAACAATGTTGTTAACTTACCTGCTACCACATTTCTTTGAGGTACAAATACTTGTTCCTCTGTTACTTGCTTTGCAGTTTGAGCAGTTGATTTATTATAATCCTGTGATTCACCCGTATATAACGGCGGTAATCGGAATGAAGAACGCAATTTATCACGCGTCTTTGAATCATATTCTAAGAATAAGGCATCTTGCTGCAACATCTCTGCTAATGACTTTATTTGTACTTTTACAGGCGTAATTTCTTCTTCTCCACGCATTTTCTCCTGGTCAATCCCCTCTGCTTCAAGCAATAGGAATTTATGAGAATTTTCAACACCTTGAATACCGTTCATATATTCTTGTACAGCATCATAGGAATCAGCAGATAATTGACCATTTTCTACAACAATTGCAGCAGGAACATGCCTTCCCTGTTTGAAGTAGTAGTAATTCAATTCTTCTGCTTTCCTAGCTCCATATATAGAAATAAGGTGCCCTAGATACCTTGGTTTTCCGTATGGTGTTGGGCCTATCTTCAGTTGTAAAACTTCAGTTGCCTCATCATCTCCATTGTGTTCACTCGTAAATGCACCTGTTTGCGAATTCATAAAGCGTGGATCACCAAACTCTTTAAAAAATGTCTTATTTCCATTTCGCAATTGAACAAAACGCCTAAATTTCTTAGGCATCTTTACCTTTACAGGCTGATTATCACGCATCACAACAAACGTAACCTCTACAGGAGGTGTATACTTCGTTACCCGAACATCCTCACATTCCATATATATAGCGGAGCAAGGTTCCCCTGTTCCGTTCCGTAATACTTCTATATATCCTGCTCCTGTCTTTTCTCTATCAGCTAACGCCCAAGATATGATAGTTTCAGGAGTTTCTTCAAAACTAAGGTACTTTAAAAAGAATTTAAGTCTTTCCCACTCTACATCTGCTTTCTTTTGAATTTCTGTTTTGGCCGCTCGATAATCAAAAGAATATTCCGGTACTAACCCGAAACACGCTATATTAGTTGTCATTGCTTCTATACACTGCTGCAGAATACTAGAGTACTCTGATATTTTTTTAAGCTCTTTAATATTGTGCGGTGGCTGTATAATCCCATCTGTATCATACATTCCACTAAAAGCATCATCGTATATTTGCTTGGTGGTAGAGGTCGCCCCCTCAACCTTAACTACTTTCGCTCTTACTTTACTCATTATTATTTACCCTCCCTTCCTTTTCGCTTTCTTTGAGGACGTTTTGAACGATCTCTTTCTTTTGGATAGAATGGAGCGAATGCCATTACTACTGCTTCTGCTCTATCAGGAGATTTCAATCCCCTGTCCTTCATTGCCTTTTTAGGCTCTATTTTTATACGACCATCACTATTAATTTGGTATTTCCGTACAGATAATTGAGCAATTAAATCTTCATCATCTGGTATAGACGCGAATTCAAGACAATTCTCTTTGAAATGACCATACATAACACTGACAATACACGTATATTCCGCATTACCTTTAGATCCAAAGTTAATAGGTATTACATCAATTGGATAATCATTCTCTTCTACAACTTCCTTTAAACGATCTGTAACACCGCCACCCACTCCAGTATCATCTATACGTATCGGAATGCGTTTTTCGGTTCTTTCACACCATGAAAAGTATTTCTTTGCTTCTTTCACTAACAATCCAGCAACATACATCGTATCTCTTTGATGATGTACTTGCAGCGGTAGTACCTTCCATCCTCGCCTTGTTGCAATAATCGTTTCATCTGATCCAAAACGGGCAACGTCACAACCAATTTCTACAACTGCAGTATCCGGAATTACTTCTTTTATCGTGGATTCTTCTTCATCATCTTCAATGATTTCAACCTTATATACTTCTCTCATTCGAGCTGCTTCTGCAGTTTCTAATGAAATAAATGCATCTGCTTCACCTCTAGGAAATTCCCCCTCTACACGAACGCGATAAACATCAGAACCTTCTCCATACTTTTTCTTTAGCATTTCGATGTTCTTTTTACTCGTTCGTGGAGAATCTTCACTAGAAACTTTATGAGATTTATATAACGCTCTGTCCTTATTGTGAGAATCAAAAAAGACCCCACTAGTTTTAGTCGGGTTACCACACATAAATAATTTATTTTCTGCTCCCGATAAAGTACCGAGAATGGCCTCCATAATATCATCCGCTATACCAGAAGCTTCATCCGCAATAAATAGCATGTAATCTTCATGGAAACCCTGCATGTTTTCAGGGCGCGTAGCAGTCTTAGCTGTAGCGAACCAACGATCTTCATAACTTTTCATATAAATCTTGGTTTTCGTCCACTTTAGCAGGTCTTTTACTTGAGAATTATTAAGCCATTTCGCAATTTCAGCCCAAAGTACATCGTATAACTGTTGTTTTGTTGGAGCAGTACATATTATTTTAGGGTATGGCCTGCAGCAGAGGAACCAAATACAGATCCAGGACTCCATTGCAGTTTTCCCTACACCTTGACCAGAACGAACACTCACATGCGAATTGTTCGCTATATCATTGAGCACTTCTTTTTGCCAAGGATCCGGTTCAACCTCAAGGATATCTTCTACAAATGCAACCGGATCATCTACATATATTTCTAGCAGCTGCGTGATTATATCTTGCAGTACTTCTTCCTCTGTTGCTCCATCATAGATATTGGACATATCTTACACTGGACCCTCTCCTTTCTTTAGGCAAAAGAAAATGCGTTATACCTAGCCTCTCGACTGTATATAACGCATTAAAGATTTAGCTATTAGATCCTCATCATCAGCATGAAGATCCCCTTTTTTGTTAATTAATTGCGATCTTTTCAAATACTCGAATTTAGAAACCCTTGCCGTAGATTTGCGTTTCAAACCGGCATGTTGCCATTCTACAAGTTCTACATCAAACTCATCGTATGCCCTTGCTGCATGGGTTGTTAGTTTAATAGCTATTACTTCATCATCATCAACTTCAAATACAATTACAGCTGGTCTTTGTTCAGTATGCTCCTTGTCCTCTTCATAAGGATAATTAGCATACCAAACTTCTCCTACTTTACCTTTAAGCAAAACGGTTACGCCTCAACTAATTCTCTACTTCCTACAATTTTTCGCCGGGGATGTTCATCCTCTCGACATGGATCGTTTTTTTGAGATACTGTGAGACCATCACTGTTACGCTTTGTATTGTCTTTTGCGATTTTTAGAAATTTTTCTTTATTTTCCGCTATTACGTCCGAGAATTTCATAATATCTTTCCCCTCTCGTTTTTCCATGCTCTTCACCCCAATCCGTATTGGTATCTGGGCTCATTATACGCATGACTTTAGCAAATTATACCATCAACTATATTTCGATGTATATAATCTAAAAGGATGTGATTAACATTTCGATATTATTTATAGAATAACCTTTATTTAATTATTGCGTGTAATTTATATTACACGCTATAATGTAGATAATAGCTGACAGAACAATGCAGGTTTACCAATCATATACCTGCATTTATCTACCAAAAAATATTGCGTGTAATTAAAAGGAGTGTTTTTATGCATATACTAGATTCATTTATTGATAACGAAAAAGAACATGGAAAAAGCCCCGAAACAATTCGTGGCTATCATTATAAGCTGCTTCACTTCGAAAAATGGCTAGGAGCAGTTGAAACTGATCTATATAATTTTTCACGTTCGGATGTTCAACAATATTTAGACGACCTTACTTCACAAAAGAAAAGTGCATCTACTGTTAATGGCCATTATGCTGCAATCAGATCATTCTCTCAGTTTGCTAAGAAAACAGATTGCATTAAAGATATCCGTATAGTCAAAGCACCTAACTTATATCGTGAAGCTCCTGTTGCATTAGAAAGAAAAGAAGTACTCCGTATCATGCGAGAAGTAGATCGTAGTAACAATAAGCGTGATAAGGCCATTCTACTAACTTGTGTATATGCAGGTTTACGAGTTGCAGAAATTGTAGCACTCGATAGAGACGATATTAGTTTTTCTGAAAGACAAGGTACTATTCGGGTCCGACAGGGTAAAGGGAATAAAGAACGCATCATACCATTACATAAGGAAGCACGTTATGCCATCTCTGATTATTTAAAATCTAGAGAGAGTACTGCGGATGCTTTATTCCTTAGCAACAGACAAACGCGCATTAGCAAAAGAACGGTGCAGCATATCTGTAATAAGTACGGCGTGAACCCTCACCAATTCAGGCATACATTTGTTACCGATCTCGTTGACGCTGGTATCGATGATAAAACCATACAAACTTTAACTGGCCATGAAAGCCCGGCTATGATTACCCGTTATCGTAGTGTTAGACCAGAAGACAAACAAAATGCTATTGAAGCATTGTATAGAGACCGTGATTAAGCGATTAGGATTCTTTCCTTTTCGCTTTTCTTTTCGCAAATATACTTTCCAAACTTCCTGCCCATGCTTTCGTTTGCTGTTGCTGATTTCCTGCGCTTCCTTTTTCCTTTTCCCACTTTTCTTCTAGAATAGCAAGCTTTCTTTCCTCGATTTCTAATTTTCGTGGCGTTGTATTAGCTAAAGTATCTAATTTTTCAACTGCTTTTAGCTTCTTATCTTGAATACGCGTCAAGGCTTCTTCATGAGCTAATACTGCAGCTATTTGATCGCCTTCAGTTTCTTCTATAGATTGCTCTACCATTTCGAATTCTTTAACAGTCATCGTTTTATATTCACCACTCGGTAAATCCTCAACTTGTATCTGTCTTTTTACAGGTGTACGCTCTTTTACGATTCTTCTTTGAACAGGAGTTAAGCCTTCGCGTAATGCTTTTATACGTTTCATTATGAACATCTCGCGATACGTATACAGCTGAATCGCATCGATAAGTTCCTGTATAGGATCTATTTCTTCAATTTGAAGCAGCTGCCTCTCTTCTTCATCTAAAGCATCTTGCCACAAACTGCGATATTCTCCCGTTTTAACTGCATTAGAATTACGTAATGGAGCAGCACCACCTTTGTTACCAATAGCATTTTTATTACCTGGTTTAGCACCAGGACCGCCTTTGTTGCCCACAGCGTTTTTATTGCCTAGTTGGGCCCCTTTCGGTTTAGGAGCGTTCTCTTTACTAATAGGAGCGCTCTCTTTCGATTTAGGAGCGTTCTCTTTTAGTTCTTCCTCTAATGCTTCTTCCCATTTATCTTGAGATTTCCATTTTCGGATGGTATTAGCAGGTATTTCAAGTTGCTTTGCAATATCTACTAATTTATTTTCGTTACCGCTTTTTTCGTTGTTAATCCATATTTTTTTAGCCTGATCCCGTCTAGGATCTCTTTTTCTAGCCATCTCTCATCTCACCACCTCCTCACCAGAATTCGAGTTTGAGTTTGTTTTATTAAATTTATCTTAAAGAAGATACAGGTCTTATTGCCTGACCCTCAAATTATAGGTCTTCATTTCGTAGTTTCTGCTCCAGCTCCAAAAGACGTTCTAGGTCACTTACAGACTTAAACTCTATCTTTCCATCACGCAGGCATCTATACCAATGTGCTATAGCAGATTGAACCACTTTCTTATATTTTTCACGATTTTCATTTTCTTCCTCATACTGCTCTAATTGTGACTGCAGCAAAGCTTTATCTGTATCTTCTGAATTTAAATGTTTAGTATTTTTCATTGAAACAATCCCCGCTTCTGTTTATGATAGAAGTCGAGATAGTGGCAACCAAAAAACGTGGCCACGTAATATCCACTATCTCTACAAGGGATTGTTCCTTTGTATATGAAAAAGAGGAGTATTCGGGTGCGATCCGTTTACTCCTCTTTTATTGCTTTATTTCCGGTTAATTCTTCCCAACGTTTAATAATAACGTCACAATACTTAGGATCATACTCCATAACATAGCAAATGCGATTTAATTGTTCCGCTGCTATAAGTGTACTTCCACTTCCTCCAAACGGTTCAAATACAATGTTCCCTTTATAGGAAGAATTTTGTATCCCTTTCGCTGGTATTCCGACAGGCTTCATTGTTGGATGTTCTCCATTTCTCAATGGCTTATCAAAATTCCAAATGGTTGTTTGTTTTCTATCGCTATTCCACGTATGCGCTGCTCCTGGTTTCCATCCGTACAGAATAGGTTCATGTTGCCAATGGTAATCCTGTCTTCCTATAACAAACGAATTTTTAACCCATATAATACATTGTTTCAATAACCATCCAGCATCTATTAAACTTTTACGGAAATTAACGCCTTCTGAATCCGCATGACATACATATATAGCTGCTCCTGGTCTTGATACCTCCAACATATTACTATATGCCATAAGTAAAAACTCATAGAATGATTCATCGCCCATCTGATCGTTTTCTATTGTTAATGCATCCTCGGTTTTCCCTGTATAGTTCACGTTATATGGTGGATCGGTAAATACCATATCAGCTGATTTTCCGTTCATTAGCAGCAGTACATCATCTTTATTTGTACTATCTCCACACATAAGACGATGTTTCCCTAACTTCCATATGTCACCTAATTTACAGATTGGATCTTTTATTTTTTTTAGTTCTTCTGCTGCATCGAAATCATCCTCTTCAGGATCATCATCAAAAGAAACTGCTTCTACGTTCAACTCTTCAAATAATTCTCCTACTTCTTCAAAAGAAAACCCTGTCAATTCTACATCAATATTCTCTGCATCAGATAATTCTTTTAATAAGTCTCCTAGCGCTGCATAATCCCAATCGCCACCAATTTTATTTAATGCAATGTTTAACGCTTTTTCCTGTGCATCATCTAAATTAACAACAGATACTTCTACTTCTGTAAAACCCTGTGATAATAAGATTTTATACCTTTGGTGACCACCGACAAGATTTTTTGTTTTTTCGTTCCATACCAATAATTCAATGTATCCGTATTCTTCTATAGAACGTTTTAATTTCTCATACTCTGAATCTCCTGGTTTTAAATCAACCCTCGGATTATATGCAGCAGGGTTAATATCAGTCATTTTTATTCTTCTAATGTTCATTATTTTCCCTCCTGCTTCTATACACAAAATAAAAGAGCCCTATTAACTAGAGCTCTTTTTCTAATCGTATGTTTTTCTCCATTAAGGTTTTATACCTCTTTGAACCAATAGCACTTTATTACTCAATAAATGCAGGCTGGCTATTAGCTCAAAGAGAGACAAAAGCCTCTCCCTGTTTTAACAAATTAAATGGCTGTGTGAGTTTTTACTATAAACCAAAAATAGTGAAAGTGTGAATGAATTAAATTTATATCCTAACAACTCGAAATCAAGAAAAACACAAATTCATTCAATCCACAACCACCATTTGTGATCCATATAGTTTAAGTTCTAATACAATATTTCTAAAGGGGATTTCCTGCTAATATATCGGCCGACGTTCCAACATAATAGCATTCTAAAATAGTACAAGATGGCATTTTGTAACATTTGAGAGTAAGAAGGGGACGTTCTCACTCTCAATAGGATACAAAATATTTTTTTGAAAAAAGGAGCTCCATCATGAAACTCCTTTTTCGTACTTCCGCATAATATAAGGGACCAGATGGCAGTGAGGGTACGGGGTTGACGCACCCTCCATATACCCTTTTAGCATACATTTCAAAAAGGATATATGGAGAGGCATGTAGATGTTCCGTTAAACAAAACATCCACATCCTCAAGGGTTCTGGAGGGAACCAAGTAGCAAACAGTTCGTCTTCGTAAGATATTTTCTCTACAATATCATAATACCACACTCAAGATGTATTCTTTAAGCATATTTTCTGCTATTTTTCTGCATTTGAACTGTAAATAAAAAACACCCCCTTAATCCGGAGTGTTTCAATCCTTCTTCAAATACTTTAACAATCGTAAGTTAGCAGCTAATTTATAAAACGCATCTGATTGAATGTTATAAAATGTGCGTTCTGATACGTCTAAATAATCCTCGTAAATCTCTTTATCTATGTAATCCTCAAAATCGAGGTATTTTTTCACAATTAATGTACGTTCTCTTTGACTTAATCTATTTACTGCACGCTGTATTCTACCCATAAATTTTGTACGTCTATCATTTTCCTCCATATTACGAATAACTGTATCTTCTGTACTGCTATGAAATGAATTTGAAAACGTTGGCGGAGCAATATTATAGCTTGGCGTGATCTTGGGTAAATTCTCTTCTTCCATCTCGTACATATACATTTTGTATTGGTATAGTTCTTTCTCTACTGCTTCTTTTGTGGCATCTCTATCAATTTCCTTTAACATAGAAGAAATTGATTTCTTTTTTCTTACTCTTCCTATTTTCCCAGTCTCAATTACGCTCATTTCTAATATTGCCCCTTTCTCAATATCTATCTAATTATATGGATCGTTTTTCCGCTATATCGCGGATTATACGCACCCATTAGGTATTTAATATCATGTTCTGTTAATTTCTCTTTTTGAGGTTTCTTTTTCTTTCTTGTTCTTTTTTTATTAATCACTCCTGGTTTCATACAGCTTCCCTCTTCCCCTTACGAATTTTTATTTACGTAGTCCTGCTGTACTTTCCTTTAATGCCGTATCTTTTCTTAAATAACTCTAATTGCCTGTGGTCCCAACCCCACATCTCTCTAATACTGTTCGCGCTATGTCCTGCTGCAATTAATCTTTCATAATCTTCTTTTGTATGAGTTGGCCGCTCTTTTTTGATTTTCTGTAACTCTTCATCGCTTAGCTTGTATTCAATTAACTTACTTGGCATTCTATCCGTATCTTTTGCAAAGCGCATTGGACCTAATTGACGTGTGGACTTGGAACCTCTGTAAAAAAGGACCATTATCGGTTACCTCGTTTCCACTTAGTCCAATTCTTCTGCTGCGTCTTCTTTTTGGTATAGGATAATTGACGATTAATAGAATAATTGTTACTAGAAGGTTGATTTTCTTGATCTATCTCCAGCTTCAATGGTTCCTCCTTACTGACAATCTGATCGGATTCTATAAACGCTCCCATTACATGTACCTGATATAATTCCTCGGGTATTTTTTGTTCTTTGGCTACTTTCTTTTTAAGATTAGCAATCTGTTTGCTACTTTTAGGAATTACATGATCTATTCCTGCCCCACCTATAGTAACTGGACTAGATCCTGTATATATTCCCCCATTCGGTTTATCTTTAGGTTGCGACACAGTGTTAACGATAGCTTTTATATTTTTCGCAAGGTTACTAATTCCCCTTGAAACAATTCCTATAATTCTATTCATATCTATCAACCTTTCTATTAAGTTTGTTAAAAATATAATTTAAATACCGAACATTACCTTTAGGATCCAGCTGCCAAATGGTCATAAAAACCGAACATTCACTTCATCTATCAGCTGGGATCCTAGACCGTATTACGAACTTTAATTCAAATTGTATTAATAACCGTTATTCTGCCGATCATGATTAACTTTATTTTTGTCTATATACGCATGCTCAATTTCTTCCAATTTAAACCCTAGCATTTCTCCTAATCCCAAATAATGACTAAGTAGAATATCTGCATTGGATGATGTAGGCTTATCCTTTAGACGTACTGCCAGTGAATAGATTTCTAAGAATTGCTCTGCTACATCATCACAAAGTATCGCGACTGGATAATAAACTTGCGCTCCTGTATGGATACATAAACTTATTGCAAAATGCAAACCATCCACGTACTCTTCCAGTAACGGATTTACATATTTTTGATTCAGAATTTCTCCCGTATCCAAAACAACGCAATCGCCATCAAGTACTCTAGTTCTCGGGATACGATCATCGCTCCAAAATTTGAACCCTCGCCATTCCTTCATGCATTCCGCTACTTCATCAATAAAAGCTAGTATCCTTAACTGGAATGTTCCTTCCCAAGTAAGATTTTTCTCTTCTAAAACTCGCGCATCGAAACCTTTTTGCATTAAAAATAATTGTTTAATATCCATCGGTTTTCCGCTCCTCACATCTATTATTTTTGCTGCTGCAGTTAATAAATTACTAGCTATATAACGCGCTTCATCTGCATCTTTTGCATTTACAGTGATGTTATATATGGCACGCATCGGATATATTTCATAATCAACTATGAATGGATACATACCGCAAATTCCCCTTTCTCTTTACGGAAATCCCTCACGATTTCTCCTACTTCATCGAAATAAACAATTTGCCAACGTGGATCCGCTTTAGATTCATAAGAGAAACCATCATATATTACTAGCAAATCAGATTTATGATTACCGACAATCGTGGCCATCTTTCCAGCTATCTGTACCCTCATTCCCATACGGGCAAACTCAATTTTTCTGAACTTGCACATTTTTATAAAGTTTGATTCTTTACTATAGAACTGTTCCAAATTATCTAGCCCAAGAGATTCGCAAGTTACTAGTTCTTTAAAATCAGCGAACAACATATTTGTTTTATTAAACTTAAATTCTTTGTAATACATAGATATTGCCTGTGCTTCTGAATTAGCAGGAATCTCCATCTCGTGTTTCTTATCTTCCAGCTGAATAGACACTCGATAACGATACTGTACGCTCACCTATGTCTCCCCCTTATCTTTCGAATCATTTCCTTCTAAAAGGAGCGCCAACTCCGAAATATGCAATTCCCAAAGTTGGCGTTTCCCTTGTTTAAAAATCCCTTTATCAATAAGTCGCTCTATGATGCATTGCTTGTCCATTAGCCCTCCAAATCAACTCTATCTTCTGCTAAAAATCGGGGAGTAAGTTCTGCTGCAGGTCGAGAAACAGCTAAATATTCATCTTCCTCATTCCCATAAAAAACAATTACTTCACCATTCGCACCAGGTTCTTTTTCCACACGAACCAATAACCCGTTTTTGTCTGTGGCCATGTCATACGGTTTAAATTGATTTAATTTTCTGTTATTTTTTATGAATGCTGCAGCACGTCTCCATTCTTTAACCTCTTCTTTTGTCGCAACCCGAACAGCAAACATGTCCATTGGTACACTTCCACCGTCGTCATGATCGTATTTACCTAATTTAAATTCAATGGCGCATTCAAAATGTAAACTACCTGCTTCCAGCCCATTACATTTTGCTATCCATTTAACCTTTGGCGTTTCAAAAACAATGTAATCTCCTTTTTTAATTACAGGGCCTTCTACTTCATATCCGTTTTCAATCGCTCTCGCTAGCTTAATTAGATTCCCTTTTTCAAATAACCACGGTGTTTTAAATAACTTGTGCGCATGTTTATCTAATACTTCCCACATAGCATTTGGAAAACTAGAGTATGCTTTCAGGTCCAAAATATCTGCAATTTCTTTCGGTATTTTTACAACTGCTGTAGCAGGTTCTTTTACTTCATTTTCAACCGCAGCGATTTTTTCCTCATTCACAAAGGCTACACCTTCATCCATTGCAACCGCCCACATACCAGGTGCTTTCATTTTTCCAAGTACGATCCCTACAATACGATTACACCCACAAGTACATTTCACTTCTTGTCTAAACTCAAAATTTTTCATTTTCTTTTCCCCTCTCGTTATCTCAAATATTTATCTACCGTCACCGGTTTAAACCCACTGTCAAAATAAATACGCAATCTCACCGCTTTACCTTGGTCACGCATTTTCTTACATAATTCTTCCGCTGCTTCCCAACTAAAATCTTTCATCTTAGATCGTTGATATCGCCATAATGCCGTTACATAATCCATAAATAGATCAAATCTATAATCCGGAGTAGTCTTTTTAGGAAGTTCGTCTGCATCTTTAGCATTCTTCGGGATTTTCGCTACAATATCTGCGAAACTCACTTTCCCTTTCGTTTGTTTCACATGAGCTTTACGTATATCAAACTTTATGATTTCTGGTTCTACCTCGAATATATTGAGTTGTTTGCTCATAGCAGCTCACCTACTCACACTGTTAGGCCTAATTGCTTTATCTCTTTTGCGATACCTTTTAAAGCTTTTGGGCTTAATACCACTTTCCCACCAGCTAGAGATATATTCTCGTAATTAATTTCACCAGTAACTGCACATGCATATGATGCTTTATATTTCTTCAGAATGATTTCATCTTTATTAGTAAACACTTCTACCGGATCCCCTTCACCAATTTCTAAAACGCGACGGAGTTCCTTAGGTATTACAACTCGTCCTAAATGATCCATTTTTCTAGCAAGCCCATTAGATTTCTGTTTTCTTAAAATGACTGTATCTTTGTATCTAGAAATCTCAATTAGATCCCCGTCCGCTATGTCTTGTGCGCGGCGGATCTCTATAGGTAGTACAAAACGCCCCAAACTATCAATTTTTCTTACAATACCTGTTGCTTGCATATTAATTTCTCTCCTCTATGGTTAATTGTTATATTCTTCACTTCATCACCATCTCACCAGGTTCAAAAATCAAACAGAGATAGTTGTTCAGCTTTTTCAATTTCAGGCGCAATTTCTACTTCAATTATCGGCAAACACATTGCTCTGTCCTCTAATCCGGATGAAACATCACCATCAAACCACCGCCAGTTTATAAAGCTCCTTTGCGGATGGCATCCCAAAAACTTTCCATCATCGATGCGATACACATAGCAGTTTTTACTGGATTCACTATGTGCATATTTACTTTTACTTAATAAGTACTTTTCTCCTACCCTCAAATTGAGAGTATTAATTGTACTTTCTGCTATTACAGCTGCTTCATCTTGCAAATCAATTTGCGCGGCAGCCATTTCTACATTAGGACTTTGCTTTATATGTTCCATTCCTACCCGGTGTATGTAATGTCCGTCGGAGTCTGGCTGCTCCATTCGCAATTGAATACCAAACATTTCGCCTGGTATTACAAAATCTACTAATCCCCAGCCGCTAAAAAGCAAATCCTCTACATAAATCCGATCCCCTTCAGCAATCATGCTAATTCCTCCTAGTTAACTTGTGGCAGTGCAGCAAGGTAATCTAATGCAATCCCTCTTCCTGGCCCACATCGGATGCAATTATCTACAAAGAATTGATAAGGAATACTTTTCCTACCTCCTTGTACTGCTTCTTTCCACCATTCTGCTAGTTGGTCAAACATTAATATGTAGTGTTCTTGATGTACCGAAAACTCCACTAACATAAAGCTAATACCCTTTTGCTGTTGGTGTTTCCGTAAATATGTTACTTGGTGACTTTTTATGTTTTGCAGCGGGAAGTTTGTTTTATTTGCTGTACTTTTCGCATCGAATGCAATAGATACACCATTAATAAGCCCTTTGTAATCGACAGTACTTTTATGGTCATACCAACCACTCTCTATCTGGCCGCGTTGATCTAACTTCTTAACTTTTACTGGAGTCGCAACCTTATCAATTAAAGCTACCTCCCTGGCATCGTATTGTGCATTAGCCGTTTCGATTGCTATTTCTAAAGCGGTTCCCCTGTTTGCGTAATTTATTGCTCGCTTCACCATCTCACCACCTACTTACCATGATTAAATTTATCGTTATATAAGTTTTCTATTTGTTCATCAGAGTATGAGTTCAAATACTGCTCACTGTAGTTACTATTCAAGGAAAGCAGGATAACCATTTCTTCCCTAGTCATTCAAAAACCCACCTTTTAAATCAGAATCAGGGATATAGTCAGTTGCTTCCCACTCAATCGCATCGTGCATTTTGTTCCCTTCTTTCCAATTCTTTAATAGCTGCTCGCTTCAATCTAATCCCACAAGATTCAAATCGTATAATCTGATACAGTTGATTTAATGTTGCTTTCCGCAAATTAATCACCTCTAGTATGTTCTTTTTTTGGATGTATTCTTTAAGCAACATTTTAGTCTAAAAAAAATTTAACATCTATATCCAGAAGCTCTGAAATAGCCAATGCTACTTTTAAGCTCGGAACCCTTAATCTAGTCTCTACAGTTGCATAATAACTCCTTGATATACCTAATTCAGAAGCTACCTCTCGTTGTTTCAATCCCTTTTGCTTGCGAGCTGTCCTGACATAGTACTTTTCATATTTTTTGTCCATTGAATTACCTCGCTATTTTGTACGCTATAAGCAACATTTTTCTATTTGATTATACCGTCCCTTCTAAAATTTAACAACCACTTTATGAAAAAAAGCATATTTTTTCTCTTCATCATTCTTGGAAATGTTGCAATTAGAGAACAAAGTCTTCATAATAAGAAATAGATTGGAGAATATGTGGGCATGAAAGGAGATATGAACGTGAGCAAACAAAATACAGATAAAAACGTTGTCTCTCTAGGTTCAGATAGTATAAAAACTAATGAGAATAAATTAGGAATTGGTGCAGAGGAGGGATTTGATCCTAGACGACTAAGATATTTGCGGAAAAAACACGATCTGAAGGTTGAACAAATAATAGAATATATAGACGTAGCCAGAAGTACGTATACAGGATATGAACAGGGACATAGGACCCCACCACCAAAAACTATAGTAAAATTATCAGAAATCTTACATACCACACCCAATTACTTATGTGGATGCTCAGACGTCGAAGAAAATATGAACGATGATCTAAAAGCAATGTTAACTAAAATGGACCTAAATTGGGACGGCCATAAACTTACCGAAACTCAAAAAATACAAATAGCTAATATAATAAATGGATATTTTCAATCTGTGCCTAAACAAAACCATTAAAATTTAATTTAATCTAATAAGGGGTAGAGTCCTGAAAATGCGGATTTACAACGGTAATGTAATTTTCACCCATAAATAAAGCCGATTTTAAGAAATCGACTGTTGAACTAAAGCTCCCTTT